TTTATTTGCTAACACAACAGGTGCTGGTAATGTAGCAGTAGGTGCTTTAGCAGGAGATGCTCTTACATCAGGTCATAGTCATGTTGCATTAGGATTTTGTGCTTTAACAACTGCAACAACACCAGAAGGTAATACAGCATTAGGTAATAGTGCTTTAAAACTTACTACAACTGGAGCAGACAATGTAGCAGTTGGTAGAAGAGCATTATGTACAAATACGACAGGTGGCAATAACACATCAGTTGGTCCTTATAGTATGACAAGCAATACAACAGGTGCAGGTAATGTAGCTGTAGGTATTCAGGCTTTATGTTCAAACACAACAGCTGCAAATAATGTAGCAGTTGGATTAGATGCTTTAAAAAGTAACACAACAGGTGCATCAGGTGTTGCAGTTGGTAAAAATGCTTTAACAGCTAACACTACAGGTTCAAACAATATTGCAATTGGAGATAGTGCATTAGTTTCAAACACTACGAATACTACTAATATAGCAATTGGTGCTTCTGCTTTGTACGCAAATAATGCAGCAGGAGATAACTTGGCTATAGGTCAACAAGCAGCTGCAGCAAATTTAAATGGTTTTCATTTAACTTCAATCGGTCATTATAGTTTATTAGTAAATACATCAGCACAAGGTAACACAGCAGTAGGTCATAGTTCTTTGAGAGCAACAACTACAGGTGCAACAAACACTGCTGTAGGAAAAGAGTCTTTATGTAAAAATACAACAGGTGCCGCTAATACAGCTGTTGGATATGCGGCAAGTTGTAAAAACACTACAGGATCAAACAACACAGCAATTGGACATGAAGCACTGACAAACTCTACTGGACAATTTAATACGGCAGTTGGTGCTTATTCTTTGGATGCTAACACAACAGCAAATTATAACGTAGCAGTGGGAATGAATGCTATGGGTTCTAATACGACAGGTTGTTGTAACACAGGAGTAGGAGTTGATTCATTAAAAGGTAATACAATTGGTTTTTGTAACATAGGAATAGGTCGTGGTGCAGGCTGTAATCTTACAGAGGGAGATAACAATATAGCACTTGGTGTTCTTGCTGGTACAGATGCCGTAGGTAATCTAGTAACATCAAATAATTTTATTGTAATAGGTAATAATTCTCATACAAACGCAAAAATTAAAATTGATTGGACAGTAACTTCTGATTTAAGAGATAAAACTAATTTTGGTATAGTTCCACATGGTTTAAATTTTGTTAATCAATTAGAACCTATTTCATTTCAATTTAAAAAATCAAGAGAAAATGATAAACCTCATGGAGATGTAAGATATGGATTTAAAGCACAAGATATTCTTGCACTTGAAGGAGAAAATCCTGTTATTATAGATAATAAAGATACTGAAAATTTAGGATATACAGCTGGTAATATGGTTCCAGTATTAGTTAATGCAATCAAAGAACTTAAAGCAGAAATAGAATTACTAAAAAACAAATAAAGAAAGAGGATAAAATGTTAAATACGTATGTCGTAGAAGGCGGAGTTGGTAAGTGTGCTACATTTAGTGCATTAATTCCTAAACTAAAAGAAAAATCAGAAATACAAATATACACACCTTACATTGGTTGCTTTGCAAGTAACCCAGATGTTAAATTAGTTTTAGAACAAACTTTACATTTAACAGATCCAAGGATCATGGCATCTGATAATATTTTTTACTGTGAGCCTTACAAATCTAATTTTCAATTTGGCAAACAACATATCATTGAAAGCTACTGTGAACATCATGGTGTTGAATATGATAAGTCTATGGTCCCTAAATTATACACAGAACATCATAAGGATAGTGTTAAAGAATGGTTAACCAAGAATGAGATTGGTAAATACATAATGATACAATTCTCTGGTGGTCAAGCTCAAATGGGATACAATGCTAATAATCAATATGTAAATATTAATCCGAATAGAAACTACCAACCATATCTAGCTCAACAAGTAGTTAATATGTTGAGAGAAGAATATCCTGATACTACTATTATCAACTGTGTTTTACCTAACGAGCCACATTATAATGATACTATTAGATGTGATCTACATTGGACACAATTACATGAAATGTTGAAAGATGCAGAAGGCTTTGTAGCTATTGATAGTTGCCTACAACACTTCTCACCATCAGCAAATAAACAAGGTGTCGTTGTTTGGGGTAGCACACGTTGGACACAATTTGGCTATTCTCATAATAAAAACTTACAATTTCATATGAAAGATAAGTGGGATGAAGCTAAATTTAATGATAGTGACCCGAGAAATAATATGGTAGAACCTCAATTAATTCTTGATAATTTTAAAAAACTTGATAAAACTAAAATCGTTGCATGTGCAACAATATAAGGAGAAAATATTATGAGTGAAGTAAAAACGGCAGAAGATATAGCACAAGATTACACAGCTATGGGTCATTCAGTAACATTAATTAATGGTATCATTGATGGATCTAAAATGGCTGATGAATCAGCTGAAGATAGACAAGCTTGTGTTGACAGAAATGTTGAACACCTAGAGCTTATGGTTGCTAAAGATTTTTGGACTAATGAGAGTATGGCTGCTTCTAATTCTGCTATTACTGCTGGTAAAGCATACACAGCATCATAGTACATTTAATCTCTTGTAGATAACAAATGTTGATATAACTAGGGTTCTAGTATATTTTAAACTAGGGATTAATTTATGTTACAAAAAGTAGGGTTTCAACCTGGATTTAATAAACAAGTTACATCGACTGGAGGCGAAGGCCAATGGAAAGGTGGAGACAATGTTAGATTTAGATATGGTACACCTGAAAAAATAGGTGGTTGGGCTCAATTAGGTTCTTTTGATATTACAGGACGTAACACAGCTATTCATCATTTTGTAAATAAAACAGGAATTAAATACGCAGCGTTAGGCACTAATAGAATTTTATATGTATACTCAGGAGGTATTTTTTATGACATACACCCTATTAAATCTACATCAACATTAACAAATGCTTTTAGCACAACCAATAATTCTACTGCAGTTACAATAACTTTTGCATCACCACATAATGCAGACAAAGGTGATATTATATTATTAGATAATTTTACAACTATAACTGGTTCTAATTTTTCTGCTTCAGATTTTGATGACAAAAAATTTCAAGTAACATCTATTCCAACATCCGTTTCATTAACTGTTACAATGCCTTCTGCAGAAACAGGATCAGGTGCTAGCACTTCTGGAGGAATTAGAGTACAACATTACTATTCAGTTGGACCAGCAGTTGAAGTTGCAACAGCAGGTTGGGGTCTTGGATCGTGGGGAGGTGTGCAACAAGGACAATTTACATCTACACTATCTTCAACAATTAATGCTACCCAAACAAGTTTTACTATGGCAAGTACATCTTCTTTTCCTTCTTCAGGGACTGTTATTATAGATAATGAATTAATTACTTATACAGGGAATACTCCTGGAACAACATTATCAGGTTTGACAAGAGGGGCTTTAGGTACAACAGCTGCAGCTCATTCTAGTGGTGCCATAGTTACAGATGCATCAAATTATTTTTCATGGAATGGTACAACTTCTGGTGATATTATAACAGCTCCAGGACTATGGTCCTTGGATAATTTTGGTAATAAACTTATTGCAACTATTGCAGGTGCAGAAACATTTGAATGGGATGCAGATTTACTAATAGCAACAAGCACCAGAGCGACAATATTAGCAAACGCTCCAACAGCATCAGCTTTTAGTTTAGTATCTACACCGGACAGACATTTAATATTTTTTGGAACAGAGACAACTATTGGTACACCAAGTACAAAAGACGAAATGTTTATAAGATTTTCAGACCAAGAAAATATTGACACAACAACATCATATGCACCCTCGGCCACTAACACGGCAGGTACTCAAAGACTTGCAGATGGATCAAAAATTATAGGAGCAATTAGAGGTCGTGATGCAATATATGTTTGGACAGATACATCCTTATTTATTATGAGATTTGTCGGTGCACCTTTTACATTCTCATTTCAACAAGTTGGTACTAACTGTGGATTGATTGGTAAAAACGCAGCAGTTGAAGTTGATGGCGCTGCATACTGGATGTCAGAAAATGGTTTCTTTAGGTACACAGGTAAATTAGAATCACTACCTTGTTTAGTTGAAGATTTTGTTTACGATGATATTAATACAATACCTAAACAACACATCAATGCAGGTTTAAATAATTTGTTTGGTGAGGTTACATGGTTCTACCCTAACTCTGGATCAGGAACCGTGAACCGTATGGTAGGATACAATTATCTTGACTCAACACCACAAAGACCAGTGTGGACAACAGGAACATTAGCAAGAACTGCATGGAAAGATTCCGCAGTATTTGGACAACCTCATGCAACAGAATATGATGCAAGCGGTACAACACCTACTAATAACAAAGATCATGTTGTTGGATGCACCGATGGTGTGTCAACATATTTTGAACACGAAAAAGGGTTAGATCAAATTAAAGAAGGAGTAACGTCAGCTATCCTAGCTAACATTGAATCTGGAGATTTTGATATAGGTCCAAATGGTTTAGATGGTGATGGTGAATTTATTATGAAAATAAGAAGAGTGTTACCTGATTTTTTAACACAAACAGGAGACAGTGTTGTTACATTAAATTTAAGAGACTATCCAAACGATTCTACTGTAAGTTCTTCATTAGGGCCTTTTACAGTTAACACTGCAACACAGAAAATAGACACACGTGCTAGAGCTAGATCTGTTGCTATAAAAATATCTAATAGTAGTACCAGTCAATTTTGGAAACTAGGTACATTTAGATTAGATATACAACCGGATGGTAGAAGGTAATGGCTAGGATTGTACAATCGTTAACACTACCTGCAAAAGATTATGATCAACAAATACAGTTGTCTTTTAACAGAGATATAGATAGTATAGTGCAAAAATTAAATACAACTTTTCAAGAAGATTTAAAAGAAGAAGC